CAGCTCTTCAAGTTGCAACAGTTGCAGAAAACACAGGAATGGTTCCACCTACATATCTAAAAGATGTAATTGGTATTATTGATTCATCACGCCCTTTCATTGATTCAATTGAACGCGCTGCACTTCCAGCGGCAGGAATGAAAATCTTCACGCCGAAATTGGGAACTCAGGCCTCAGTTGATCTAACGGCAGAAGGAGCAGAATTTGCATCTTCAGACACAACAGTAACCTTTCAAGAAGATACTGTAGTCAAGTTTGCGGGCGCTGGAAAACTTGATCTTGAATTAGTAGATCGCAGTGATCCATCATTTTTAGATTTATATTTGCGTGAACTTGCTGCATCATACGCACAAAAGACAGATGCTTACGCATCAAAGATTGCAGCGGATGGATCAGCGGATTCATCTTCAACAACAATTTACAAGGCCCTTGCTAAGTCAATTGCAGACTCATTTGGCGTAATGCGTCAGACACCTAACAACCTATTGGTTGCAACTTCAGGCGGAAACGATGATGTTGATTTTGCTGGCCTACTTGGCGCAGTTGATACAACAGGCCGCCCTCTATACGCCGCCGCCGCGCCTCAAAATGCGAACGGCCTTATTACACAGGGTTCAACAAACGGTACGGTTGCTGGTCTTAACTTGGTAGTTGACCCTAACTACGCAGGTGGAACAGCGGGTATCAAGGTTGGTCTTGTTTATCCTTCAATGGCAATGCGATTCCATGAGAGCGGAACACTTCAAATCCGCGCCAATGTTGTTGCTAACGGACAACTTGAAATCGGCATCTACGGTTACGTTGCAGTGGTAAATCGTTACCCAACAGCGTTCCGCGCAGTTCAAGTTGCTTAATTAGCAAACACTAAGTCGCTGGAGGGGTGCCGCCCTTACACCCCTCCAGTCTTTAGAAAGGATAACAATGAGCATCACCTCAGTTGCAACTCTTAGAAGCGCCATGGGTGTCGGAACTCTTTACACCGACGCCACGCTTCAATCTGTTTGCGATGCCGCAGATGACGTATTGTTGCCCTTTCTATGGAAAAACGAACAGCCAATTGTTGCGCACTCAAGTTCTGGAACAATCGGAACTCTTTATTTTGATTTGCCTATTGCAGATGTGTTCTATGTTGGACAAAGCGTGACCATTAGCAATGCGGGTAGCCGTTTCAACGGAACCAAAACAATTACAGGGGTAAGCGAGTATGCGTTTACAATTGCAATAACCGCTGGAAGCAATAATCCTTATCACACAGTTGCACCTTACGGAACAGCGGCAGCGGAAACCTATACAAACTATTCAACAGTAAATTCAATTCAGCAAGCATCATTACAAATATGTGAAGCAATTTTCCAAGCAAGAAGCGCGCCAAGCGGTCAAGGAATGACGGTAGATGGTTTTAGTCCTTCACCATTTACAATGTCATCAAGTTTACTTGCGCGCGTCAGAGGTCTTATAGCCCCGTATTTATCACCGAATTCTCAAGTGGGTTGATATGCCAGCCGCCATTACAACCTTGCGCGCCACGATTGCAGCAGCAATATTAGACAATACAAAGTATTCAACATTTTCATTTCCTCCCGCGACCCCGATTGCAAATTCTGTAGTGGTCAGTCCAAGTGACCCGTACATTTCTCCAAACAACAATGCTCAAATAACTATTAGCCCACTAGCATCATTTGATTTAAATATATTCGTTCCCCTTATGGATAATGAAGGCAATCTCAATGGAATTGAGGAAATGGTTGTTGCGGTATTTGCCAAACTTGCCGCTTCCTCTATCGTCTATAATATTGGCAATGTAAGCGCGCCAAGCGTTCTCAACGCCACGACAGGCGATCTCTTAACATGCAGCATGAATATACAATGTCTCACGAACTGGAGTTAGAATGACTGACCATACAGCGGAAGATTTGGCCTTCTTAATTAAGATTGGTCAGATCAAAGAAACACCAGCAGCACCAAAAACAGCAACCAAGAAAGATGAGGAATAATCATGGCACAAGGCCTAACAAATAAAGTCGGGTTCAAGGTCGGCGCTGCTGATCCTGCATCAATTGACTTGAGCGCGTACGTTACAAATTTCACATTAACAAGATCAGTAGATAGTTTGGAAGTTACTGCAATGGGTGACACAGGTCACCGTTACGTTGCTGGACTAGAGAACAACACAATCACAGTTGACTTAATCAACGATGATGCAGCATCAGCAGTTCTTCAAACAATGAACACATTGTTTAAGACAAATGCTTACTTTAAGTGCGCACTAGATAAATCAGCAGCAGGATCAGCAAGCAACCCATTCTATAGCGGCCTAATTCTAGTTGACACAATCACACCTATAAATGGTGCGGTTTCTGATCTTGGAACGCAAAGCCTTACCTTTCAGGTATCAGGCGGAATTACAGTAGCCACAACAGGCACTTTCTAAACTACCAAAAAAGGGGCAAAAGAATGGCACAACTAAAGATCAAGTTTCAAGACGGTAAAGAATTAAGCGGTGAAATAACACCATTGATTGAGTACCTTTTTGAACAGCATTACAAAATAGGATTTCATAAGGCGTTCAGAGAACAAGAAATGCAATCTATGGTGTATTGGCTTTCTCACGAGATCGTTAAGCGGAGCGGTGAACCCGTTGATGCAAAGTTGGAAAATTTTATCGCAACGCTGAAAAGTGTTGAGGTAGTTGACTCCGACCCTTTGCAATAAGGCGTGATCTTCCATTCACCTATCTAATTGCTCGCTTGAGCATTAGGTTGGGGATTGCGCCGCAAGGATTGCTAGAACTAGATAAAACAATGCTTGAAGCGTTGTTACAGGCTCTTAAAGACGAAGCGAAGGAGACAAACGATGCCAACAGAAATCCAAGGCGTCATTGAACTCCGTAAAGCCCTTCGCGCTTATTCGCCTGACCTAGAAAAGGAAATGCGTAAAGAAATTTACGAGATTGTAAAGCCTGTTGTAACTCAGGCCAAGGGTTACGTTCCTTCAGAAATTATGGGTTTGCGCACAGGCTGGATCAGAGCAAACCGCGGCAAAAAAATATCTAGGTCAACCTCAATGTTTCGCAAGGGTGTTTTTCCTTTTTACAACCCAACAGAGGTTAAGGCTGGAATTGTTTTCAGCGACAAGATAGGCAGATCAAACCGCGCTGGATTTGTCAGCATTTTTAAGATTTCAAACAAGTCACGCGCTGGTGCTATCTATGAAATTGCGGGCCGCGCTAACAATGGTCAGGCTCAGCCTTGGGTTGGCCCTAAAGGCCCATCTAGTCACAAATATAGCCATTCACAAAACCCTGATGCTGGACAGCATTTCATAAATGCAATAAGCAATTCAGGAACAATGAAGGGCGAAAGCCCACGCCGAGGTCGTTTGCTTTACCGCGCTTGGAATGAGAATCAAGGCCGAGCAAACGCGGCTGTATTTAAAGCAATTGACAAGGCAACCGAGCGTTTTAACAAACGGGCAACCGTTGTTGACTTTAAGAGGGAAGCCGCATGAGTAATATAGTAATTGATATTGTTACCCAATTTACAGGTAAAAAGGCTTTCAAAGATGCAGACAGCGCCGCTCAAAAATTAACTGGATCGGTTAAAAGACTTGGCGCTGCATTTGGCGTAAGCCTTGGCGCAACCGCTGTTTTGCGTTTTGCTAAAGGGGCCGCATCAGCATTTATTGAAGACGAGAAAGCAGCAACGCGATTAACTCAATCTGTAAAGAATCTTGGCTTAGCCTACGCTTCAGATGATATCCGCAAGTATATTGATAACTTAACCCTTGCAACAGGCGTCGCAGACAGTGAGTTGAGGCCAGCGCTTCAATCACTATTGCAGGTAACTGGCAGCGTTTCTAAGTCTCAACAAATGCTTGCTGATGCAATTGATATCAGTCGCGGTAGTGGAGAAAACCTTACAACCGTTGCCAATGATTTATCTCAAGCCTATGTAGGAAACCTTAGAGGATTGCGTAAGTACAATCTTGGTTTAACTCAGGCTGAACTTAAAGCATCAAGTTTTGCTGATATTCAACAACGCCTGAACTCATTGTTTAGCGGATCATCTAGAGCCTTTCTTGCAACCTACGCTGGTCAAATGCAATTGCTCGCCAATACTACCGATGAAGCAAAAGAAGTTATTGGCAAGGATTTAGTAGATGCCTTGGTTTTGGTTAGCGGTCAAGACGGCGTAGAAAATCTTGCACTTGAAATGTCTGCCTTAGCGGAATTTACAGGCGATGCTATTTATGGCCTTGGCGTCTTGATAGACAAGGTGAACAATCTTGGCGGCATAAAATCTATTGGCGGCATTATGGG